ATACCTTGAAAACCAGCAAGCGGAGTGGTAATTACCATTGACACATTGGCTGATGATGTACACAAAGCAAGATTTAAACGTCAATATGATGCTTATATTGGCTATAGAGATATTAAAGGACACCCCATTGATGAATGGGAAGAAATACCACAAACTTTGCGCACTGAATTAAATTATCAAGGTTTTAAATTTGTAGAACAAATTGCAGGCGCACCAGATTCAGCATTTGCAAGAATGATGGGCGGAGTGCAAATTAGAACAAAAGCGCAAAATTTCTTAAATCGCGGTAAAATAGACGCAGATTTAGTCATTGCTAAACAAGGCGAACAAATCCAAGAATTAACTGAAAAACTTGAGATTTTAATGAAAGCAATGAACGATGGAAAAAAACAAAAAACATTACCTGACAAATAAAATGAGATACGCATGGCAAACTTATTAACAGACGTTCAAGATATTTGTTTAGAATTAGGTTTGCCATCGCCAAACGCGGTGGCTACTTCTAGCGACCCACAAGTGTTACAAATTCAAGCGTTAATCAATCGCGTTGGTGATACATTAACAACCGAAAGAGATTGGCAAGTTTTAGCGTCTGAACATCGTTTTGAAACGGTTTATTACCAATACACAGGCGATGTCACAGACGGTTCAACTACCATAACCAATTTATCCTCTGTTACTGGATTATCTACTGATTTTATGTGCAGTGGCACTGGTATTATGCAAGATACGTTTATTTCATCGGTAGGCACAACAACCGTTGAGATGAATATTCCAAGCACAGAAACTGCTACAAACATTCAAATCACGTTTGCGCAAGTCATGTACGATATGCCGGCAGATTACGCTCGTATGGTTGATAAAACGCAATACAATAAATCAAATCGTTGGTCAATTATTGGGCCTAAAGATGCGCAAGAGTGGCAATGGTTAAAAGCTAGTTATGTCACCACTGGCCCTCGCATGAGATTTAGAATGATAGGCAACAAATTTACTTTATGGCCTATGCCTACGGCTGTGTTAGTGCTTGGATTTGAATATGTATCTAACGCATGGGTAAGAGCTGCTGACGGCACGTTAAAAACTAAAATGACAAATGATTCTGATGTAAGTCGGTTTCCAGATCGTTTAATTATTTTAGGAACAAAACTTAAGTTTTTTGAAATTAAAGGATTTGATACTACTTTTGTGTTGCAAGATTTTTCTCGCGAATTAGAAAAATGGAAAGCCTCAGAAAGTGGGGCAGACACTTTGTCACTTGCGCCTAAATATCCTAATTTGTTACTTACTCAAAATAACCTACCTGATACAGGCTATGGCAATGCTACGTCCTAAACGCCAAACATCAAACACAGTCACAGTTACCGCACCAATTGGCGGGTGGAATGCCGTTAATCAATTAGCGGCAATGTCACCTAATGAAGCCGTTATTATTGATAATTGGTTTTGTTTGCCTACTGAATTGCAATCTCGAAAAGGCTACACATTTTGGTCAAATAATGCGGTAGGAAATATTGAATCATTTATTACTTATAACGGTCAATCTGGTCAAATATCCATGTTTGCGGTTGCTGACGACAATGGTGATTGCAATATTTTTGACGTAACAAACACGCAATTTTCTGGTATATGGGACGAAACATTGTGGGACGAATCGGATTGGGCATCTGCGGCTGTTGTTACTGGATTAACAAATGCAAGGTATCATTTTGGGCAAATGGCAACCAGTGGGGGCACATTTACTATTGCAGTTAATGGTGCAGACGATTTACTTATTTATGACGGCTCAACTTGGTACAAAGTAACAAGCGTTTCTTCACCTTACGCAATAACTGGGGTTGATACTAGCACGTTAATTGACCTTGTTGTGCATCATCGCAGAGTTTGGTTTGTTGAAAATGACTCTATGACGTGTTGGTATTTACCAACAGATTCTATTGCTGGCACTGCAACCGCTTACGATTTTGGGCCATTGTTTATTGATGGCGGATATGTTGAAAGAATAGAAACATGGACTTTAGATGCTGGCAATGGAATGGACGATTATTTTGTTGTTATCACATCAAATGGAGAAATTGCTGTATTTAGCGGGACTAATCCTGCTTCTTCTGATACATGGTCATTAAATGGCGTTTATTATGCCGGCTCTCCAGTCGGGCGCAATTGCACCATGAAATATGGCGGTGATGTTCTTATGCTAAATAAGGACGGTCTTGTTCCGTTATCGCAGTGGCTTATGTCTAGTCGTGTTAACGTTAAAACGTCAATCACAAACAAAATACAACAACGAATTACTGACGCGGCAACAACTTATGCAAATAATTATGGCTGGCAAATTATTTTAAATCCTCCAAAAAATATGTTATTTATTAACGTTCCAGTTAGTGAAACAGTATTTGAGCAATATGTAATGAACACCATTAGTGGTGCATGGTCACGATTTACTGGCGTTAATGCTACTTGTTGGGCTTTTATTGATAATATTTTATATTTTGGACAAGGCAATCAAGTTTTTAAATTTTGGGACGGCCCTAATGATAACGGTCAAGTTATTAACACTGATTTATTGCCGGCTTTTTCAGCTTTTGGAAGTCAAAGTCAAGTCAAACGATGGACAATGGCAAAATTGTCAATGGGCTGTGATTACCAATTTTCTTATTCAGGTCAAATAAATTTAAACTTTGATCTGTCATCTTCTCCCCCACAACCTTATAATTCATCTACAACAGATTCTGGGATATGGGATACTGGAACATGGGACAATGCACAATGGGGCGGCAATATACTACCATTTTCACGTTGGCAAATGGCGGCAGGAATGGGCTATTACGGCACATTTAGAATTAAAACTTCAAGTTTAACTTCAGATATTCGTTACTATGCAACCGATTATGTATTTGAGGCTGGAGGCGTGTTGTAATGATTATTGTTAACCAGCATGAAAGATGCGGAAAATGGCTAGCTGATAAACAAAACGTAAATTATGCAAAAGATGAAAGCGCAACATATATTGGGTTAGAGAAAGAGGGAAAAATACAAGTTGTTTTTATGTATAATAACTTGATAGAAAATGGCTCTGTTCATCTTCATATTGCTATAGAAGGGCAAGCAAATAAACATATACGTTTTTATGCTTTTCATTATCCTTTTATAGAATTAAACGTGAAAAAAATAATTGCACCTATTCAATCTAACAATTTAAAGTGCATTAAATTTGCTTTAAATGCAGGTTTTGTTTGTGAACATATCATAAAAAATGCAGGAAGTAATAGCGACCTATGGCTTCTAACAATGACAAAAGAACAATGTCGATTTTTAAAATAATTTAGAGGTTTTATTATGGGTTCTCCTTCACTTCCACCAGCACCAGATTACAAAGCCGCTGCTCAAGCTACGGCATCGGGAAATCAAAACGCATCTCTTGCTGCTCAAATTGGCAATATGACCAATCAATCAGGGCCAGTTCAATATAGGTTAAATGAACGTGGTGAAATGCTAGACGCAGCCGGAAACGTCACTAACGATGCTTCCAAAGCACAACAATTAGGAAGCACCGGTGTAAATTACGTTAATCCTGCAAAGCCTGACCAATTTGGCCGCATGCCATTTGACCAAGCTAACTTAACGCCTGCACAACAAGCAACATACGCTTCTACAGGCGTTCTTCCTAAAGGCTTTAATGTAACGTATTTGCCTCAGCAATGGACGCAAAACCAAGTTTTAGGTGGCAACGACCAAGATTTATATAATCAAAGTTTAGCTGCTCAATTAGGGTTGTCTGAAATGGCACTAACCGGTCTTGATAAGGTTAGAGGTGCTATTGGCGAAAGCGTTACTCCCTCTATTCAAATTCAAGGCGGGCCTGCTTCTACTACTGGTGGAATGACTACAAGTATTGGTACAGGCGGAGGTTTAGATGCAGGGAGAGCAACTGGGTTTGCAGACCAAGACCAAGTTCAGCGTTTTGTTGCTAATGCAGGAGATATTAATTCAAATGTCGCTAATGCTGGGCAAATAAATACTTCTGTTGCTGACGCTGGAAAAATTAATGGAAATATTGCAAATGCCGGAGCTATTAATGGAAGAATTGCTAACGCAGGTAATATATTAACTGCAACTGGCGCAAATGGATTAGCGCAAACTTCTTTAAATAATAATGGAAATTTAATTCAATTAAACTCTAACGCTAATCAACAAGCAGGCGCATTAGGTGAAGGATTAAATAACGCTGCAAATATTAAAACCAATTTAGGAATAGATCCTAATTTACTTAATCAACAAGCTGTAGACGCGCTTTATAAAGCTAACACTCAATATCTAGACCCGCAATTTGGACAATCTCAATCTAAACTTGAAAATCAATTAGCGAATCAAGGTATTACTAGAGGAAGTGAAGCGTATAACAACGCTATGCTTAACTTTAACAATCAAAAGCAACAAGCATACGAAAGCGCAAGAAACCAAGCTATTGGACAAGGTACTGCGGCAGCTCAAGGATTATTTGGAATGGGGCTGCAAAGTGCGCAATTTGGCAATACTTCGCTTGGTCAGCAATTTGGGCAAAACCTTACCGCGCAACAACTTGCTAATGCGGCATCAGGACAAAATAATGCTAATGCTCAAACCAATATGAGACTTGCTAATGATGCTATTGGTCAACAATTTGAGCAGGGATTGCAATCAGCGCAATTTGGAAATCAAGCAATAGCACAAAATAATGCAAACGCAATGGCTAATTCACAATTTACCAATGCAGCGCAAGCTCAACAATATGGTCAAAACGCCAATGATACAAACGTTGCTAATGCTGCACAAAATCAGCAGTTTAATCAAAATGCAAGAGTTACTGACACATCTTTAGCAGCGCAGGCGCAACAATACGGGCAAAACCTTAATAATGCTAATTTTGGAAACGCTGCTCAAGCACAGCAATACGGTCAAAATCTTAGTGATACTAATGTTGCTAATGCAGCGCAAAACCAACAATATAACCAAAATCTTAATAATGCGCAGTTTACTAATGCCGCTGGTCAACAATATTTCAATAATAATTTATCTGCTGCGCAATTACAAAATGCGGCTACTGCGCAAAACTTTGGCATGGACTTAACTAATCAACAACAAAGATTAGCCACAAATCAAGCTAATGCGGCATTAAACAATCAAGCACTTGAATCTCAATATAATCAAGCATTGCAATCTGCTCAGTTAAGCAATCAAGCTAGCAATCAACAATTAGCGCAAAATCAAGCAATTCAACAAAACCCGCTTAATATTTTGCAAGCGTTAAGAACAGGCGCGCAATTAAATACTGCTAATTTGCCTGCTGTTGGCGTGTCGCAACCTGGACAATTAGCTAATTGGTCTGGGCCAGATATGCTTGGCGCGGCTACTGCTCAAGGGCAGTACGATCAAAGCATTTATAATGCAAAATCTGCCGCTAATTCGGCATTGACAAGCTCGTTAATTGGGGCTGGCGGTGCGCTTGGTAGCGCAGGAATTAAAGTGGCGTCAGACCGTAGGCTTAAAAAGAACATCATTAAACTGGGCACTCATAAAACTCTTGGCATTGGGTTATATACTTGGGATTATTTGTGGGGCGAAAAAGGCGCGGGTGTTATGGCTCAAGAGCTTGAAAAAGTTATGCCAAAGGCTGTTATTACACATGAAAGCGGGTTTAAAATGGTTGATTATTCTATGCTGGGGGCATAATGGCTAGTTTATACGATGAAAAAGTATTAGGTGCTAAAGAGAGAATTGCCTTAGCTCGTAAGCTACAAGAACAAGGCGACAATGTAGCCGCAGGGCAAATGGTTAGCGGGTGGTATGTTCCAAATACTGGCGGGGCTATCACTGGCGCATTAAAAAATGTGCTTGGTGCCTGGGAAGAAAAAGGCGCTAAAGAAGAATTGGACACAGCCGAGCGTGAAAAATACGCAAATATTATGCGTGCGCAAGAAAGCATGGGTATTCCAGCATCAGAAGAAATGGCAAAAATGGCAGGAACACCAGAACAGCAACCTTCTATATGGTCAAGAATAAAAGCAGGCGTTACTTTTGAAGATCAACCAAAAGCAACACCAGCGCAACCAATGGCGCATAATGTTGCGCAAAATGTCACGCCAGAGCAACAAGAAACGGGATTGATTAACTTAATGCAATCTAGCCCAGAAATGGCAACAAGCATTATGTCATTGCAAAAATTACGTCAAGATCAAGCAAAAGCATTGCGGGATCAAAAAATGGAAAAAGTGCCATCTGGATTTTTACCCACTGAAACAGAAGGACAAATAAAACCAATGGTGATGCCAAATGGCATGACTTACGATCAATTTTTAATCCAGCAACAAGCAGGAAAGGAAGATATTGTTAGCCCTGTTGAAAAAGCAAGCATGGCGAATCAACAAGCGCATTTAGGTATTGCGCAACAAAATGCAGCGTTGGCTCAACAAAATAATGCGTTACAGCAACAGAAATACATCAACGAATTACAGCGCCAAACAAAACAAGACGAAGAAAAAAAGTTTAAAGATATTCCTCAAAAACAGATTGATGCGCAAACTGAAAACTTTTCAGCAATTAAAAAGATTGATGATGCAATTAAGTCAATTCAAGAAAATCCTGGAGCATTAGGCGCACAAAACTATTTAGGTACTACAATTCAACAAATTGCTGATAAAAAAGGGATAGGAACGAGAGCGCAAGTTTCAGAAATTGGGCAAACAAAAATTAATGATATTTCTGGCGCGGGTGTTCCATTGTCAGAACGACCAATTTTTGCGCCATTTATTCCATCGGTTACAGATGGTGCTGATGCAGCCATTAAAAAACTTCAAGTGCAAAAGCAAAATATTCAACGCATTGAAGATGAACGTTTAAAATCATATTCTTTCGAGCAAGGCTATAAACCTAATTTAAGAACGTATGAACCACCACAGCCAAAACAACCAGAAAGCAATTTGCCATCACAAGACGCTATTCAAGCCGAAATGCGCAGACGAGGATTGATTAAATGACAGATTTAACTAAATTATCGAATGAAGATTTGCAAGCGTTAGCTAATCAAGATTTGTCTAAATTAAGCAATGAAGGATTGTCTGTTTTAAGTCAAATGCAACAACCACAACCACAACCACAAACACAAACACAAACACAAGAGCCAGAACCTACTTTGTTAAACCGGTTTCAAGAAGTGGCAAAAACGGGCGATTTACCTGCTCGCGCCATTATTGAAGGCGTTGCAAGTATTCCGCAAAATATCTACAACACCGCGTCAGATATTGCGCATTTGCCGCAAATTGCAAAAGGTCAAGAAAACACCGCAAGAATTAATACTCAGCAATACGGGACTAAATTAGCCGATGTTTTAGGACTTGAACAACCAACGGAAGAACAAAAATTTCCAATGGAGGTTGGACGCACTATTGCAGGTGCAATGGGTGGTGCTGGTATTGCTCGTGGAATGGGTGCTTTATTGCCTAAAGCAGTACAAACAATGGCAGGAGCAAATGCACCAGTAATGACAGGCATGGCGGCAGGTGGCGGGCGTGTTGGTGCTGACGTTGCGCGTGAGACAACACAAGACAGCGACCCAACAACGCAAATGATTGCGCCTATTGTTGGGGGAGTTTTGGGAAGTATGGGCGTTGGTGGTATTGGCAAAGCTGGTGCTTATATGACAAGTTCTACGGAACGTGGTGCTGATGCGCTTAATCGTCAAATTGCAAACGCAATTAAAAAGGGAATATTATCAGATGATTTATTAGAAAACGGTTTAACACCTTATGAGCATGAATTATACAAAGATGTTTTGCCGACTGCGTCAATGGTTTACAAAGACCCTGCGATTGCCAATGCAGAGTTGATGGCAAGATTAAGAAATAGAGAAAACTTTAATTTGCGTGATATTGGAAACACGCGAGTTATTTCTGAAGCAATAAAAGGCAAAGGCATGGGTGATGCTGATATGGCATTGCGTGAATTAAATGCAAGAACAACGCCTTTAAGAGAAAATGCAATAGCGCAAGCAAAACAAACTGGTGGTTTTGAAACTCCAGTGCAAAGCAGAATTGATGAATTACTAAACGCTCCTGGAACGCGTTACGAATCACAAATACAAACCTTAACCAATCCAATTCAAAAAGTTTTAGAATCAGAGGATATTCACCCACTAGACTTATATGCTCGCAGAAAAGCATTAGCTGACGCATTAAACAATAAATCACCATTAACAATGGACGAGTTAACAAATGCCGCTAAAAATCAACGCAGAGAGGCGACAATTCTTAAAAAAGCAATCGATGAAGGGTTAGACACTTCAAGCGGTGGCAAATGGAGCGAGTACATAAAAGAGCATCGCGAAGGAATGAAGCCAATTAACGAATTACAAGCCTGGCAAGAAGTAAGTAAAAAATTTGAAAACAAACCAGAGTTAGAGCCGGGAATACCAAACGTAACTCCGCAAGCATTACGCAACGCTATTAAAAGTGAAACATATAGCAAATCTGGGCGTGATTTATTAAGTCAGTCAGAGCGTGAAAGTGCGCAAAAAATGATTAATACCATGAACGCACTTGAACGCGCAAGAAGTCAACGAGGAGCAACAAGTGGCTCACAAACCGCGCCACTTGCTATGGAAGTTACTAAGCAATTATTGCCTGATAAGTTAAAAATGCCAATTAATTTATTGTCTGGCACTAAAGATTTTTTTACAGGGAATACTGCGTTAGATGATGCTATACTTAACCCAGAAAAATTACCGGATTTGATAGAATTAGCCATCAAAAACAAAGATCAAACGCTTTTAAACGCTTTGCGTAATGCAACAGTGCGTTCAGGCGCAACAAACATAGGAGAGTAAAAAAATGCCTTTTAATGGTTCGGGAACATACACACTGCCAACAGGTAATCCGGTAGTCACAGGAACACCTATTTCTTCAACAACAACAAATAATACAAATAGCGATATTGCAACCGCGTTAACAAATTGTATTACGCGTGATGGACAATCAACGCCATCGGCTAATTTGCCAATGAATAGTAAAAAACTCACAGGACTTGCTGCCGGTTCTTCCGCTGGCGATTCTGTTAGATACGAGCAAGTTGTTTTATTAAACGATGCACTAGGCACACCAACAAGCGGCACATTGTCATCTTGTACGGTAGACGGTACTAATGGTGTAGGGTTTAGAAATATCCCAGTAAATAGTCAAAGCACGGCTTACACAGCAGTTTTAGCTGATAGCGGAAAGTGTATTTTTCACCCATCAACTGACGCTAACGCAAGAACATTTACAATCCCAGCAAACGCCTCCGTTGCTTATCCAGTTGGCACAGCAATTTCGTTTGTTAATATGACCTCCCAAGTAGTTAGCATTGCAATTACATCTGATACGATGTATTTAGCTAGTGCAGGCACAACAGGCACACGCTCGCTTGCACAGTACGGCACAGCTACAGCGATGAAAATAGATTCGACTACTTGGATTATTTCTGGTGCGGGGTTGACATAATGAGTGGGATTCAACAAGCAGTAATGCGTGATTTTAGAGCTTCAACATCAACTTCTGATATTGGACAACCTTATGCTGGCGGTTTTATTGGCGGAAAAATAAACGTTTCTGGCACTTTGTATTATCTAATTGTTGCTCCTAAAGCAACTGGTCAAGTTACTGGTGAGATGTGGGCGCCTACAAATTTTGTTGTGACTGGGGCTACTTCGGTTATTGATGGCCCATCAAATACTGCAACAATTGCTGCATTAGGTTCTGGGTATGCTGCGGCATATTTTTGTGCTAATTTATCAATTGATGGATACACTGATTGGTACTTACCAGCTAAAAACGAGTTAGAAGTGTTGTATTACAACTTAAAACCTGGCACAACAGCCAATAACACATCAAGCGGTTCAAATGCCAATGCAGTTGCACCAGAGCCTATAAGTAATAACTACACCGCAGGTTCGCCAGCGCAAACAGCAGCAGGAATAAATTTTAGGTTAGGCGAAACTGAAGCGTTTGATTTAAAAATATATTATACATCGACTGAAATTTCAGCAGCAGATGCGTGGGCACAATACTTTGATAATGGAAATCAATTTTCCGCAGGTAAAGGCCAATCTTCGCCTATATATGCTGTCCGTGCAGTTAGACGTGTTGCTGTTTAAGGAATAACAATGGAACATTTAATATCATTATTATTTTTAGCAAGAGATGTGGCGCACCGCGAACATTTACGCACACGCAGTTTTTCCGCACACATGGCATTAAACGACTTCTATCATGACATTATTAAACAAACTGATGGATTAGTTGAGGCGTATCAAGGCAGTTATGAGTTATTAAAAAATCTCGAAATTATTGGAAGTAAAAATGTTGATAATATTGAAGCATTTTTAAAAAATCAAGTTACATGGATTGATTCAAATCGTTATAAAGTTTGTACAAAAGACGACACACCTATTCAAAACCTAATTGATGAAATAATGAAAATTTATTTTACCGCGCTTTATAAACTCAGATTTTTAAAGTGAGGTTAAAATGCCAGACGAAGCATGCCGATTAGCTAAAGTAGAGCAAAGAATTGATGCGCTTGAAGAAGTATTTGAAGATCGCGGTAAAAAACTTGATGCAATAATTCATGCGCTTGATGAAATGAAAACAGAGCAATCAAGATACAAGGGGTTTATTGGTGGAATTGTGTTCACCGTTGGCGCACTGTTCTCGTTTCTTACCTGGTGGTCGAGTAAATGATGGAGTTGCTGCAATTTATAAGTGAAGTAGGCTTTCCAATTGCAGCGGCTTGCATCGGTATGTATTTTGTATTTTTGACGCAAAAATTTTTACTTGATAGCGTTCTTTCAAGAATTAAAGAGCTTATTTTTATTATTAAGCAACTTGATACGCGCGTCAAAGCCATGTCACTTGATATTATTCGAATTGATGGTTTGGTTTCTCAAATGACAAATCTACCACTTGAAGAAGAAAAATCAGAACGCTTAAAAAATTCAACAATGCAACGTAAGGACTAGCATGGAATTATCTGCATTTATAGATCAGTATGGGTTTCCAATTGTTGCGGCAAGTGGCATGGGATATATTGTCTATTTTGTGTGGGTTTGGGCAACTGTGCAGGTTAGACCACTGCTTGAAGAAAATTATAAAGTTTTGGTTGATTTAATAGACCAAATTCGTGTGCTTGATAACGACATGATTCGGTTATCGCAGAAATTAAAAACAATTTTGCAAATAAGAGAAAAAAAATGAAAGAAATTATTTTTGCTTGGTTAATGGAAAAAACAACGTGGTTAGGTATTTTTGCGGCTGGCTCTGCATTTGGTTTTAATTTAACTGAACCACAACAAACTGCATTAGCAACGCTTGCGGCATCTCTATTTATTATGGGTGATAGAAAATGAAAGCATCGCAAAAATGTTTTAATATTATTAAAGAATTTGAAGGTTGCAAATTAGCTGCTTATCTTTGCCCTGCTGGTAAGTGGACAATTGGCTATGGTTCAACTTTTTATGGTGATGGTACGCCAGTTGGAAAAAATAGAACACTGCCTACAGAATTAGCGGCATTAGAATTACTAAAAGTAACTATTGTTCAATTTGAAAAAGATGTGACTTCGCTTGTTAAAGTTCCAATTACACAAAACCAATTTGATGCGTTGGTATCGTTTGCTTATAACTGCGGTTCTGATATTGACAAGGACGATATTGCAGAAGGCTTAGGCGATTCAACCCTTCTTAAAAAATTAAATTTTGGTGATTATGCTGGTGCTGCGGCAGAATTTCATAAATGGAATAAGTCTGGCGGCAAGGTTTCTAATGGATTGATACGCAGGCGTAAAGCTGAAGCAGAATTGTTTTTAACACCATAATAAAAAAGCCGCTTATTCAGCGGCTTTGTTTTTTGCTACCCATTTATTGTATGCTTGCTCAGGTGTTAAACCAGTACAAACAATGGTTGTTTGTGTGTAGCATAACCAGATTTTTCCGATCTTTTTAAGTCGTGGTTTCATCTATGCCTACTTTCAATAACAAGCTCACTAACGGCTAATGGCGGCATTGGATTATCTGCAAAATGTTTTAACTTTGCCATATAATCGTGCATTTTTTGACCGCGTAGTGCTTTAATGGTTGGGTCTTGGTCTACTTTGTAGCCTTTGAAATCATATAAAATGTTTTGCATTGGTGCGCTCCATAGGTTTATTGGTGGAAATGTCATTGTCGGCCAGTTCATCTTCTTTTAATATCTCCTTCCAGCGTTCAAGCGTTGCAATAGTTTCGTTAATATCCTGCTCAAGTGTTTTGACTGATTTACCAGCACGAAGCAATTTTTTTATGGCGTGTTGCTGTTCAGGATCATAAATATTATAAATTCTAAATAATCGGTATGGGTCTATTCTGATACCTTTGTAATCAAATGAATAATGATTTTTTTTTGATTCATGTACACTGTCACCTGTTAGCATAAAGTTAACTCCCATTTAGCAGGCTTTACATAATGCGTTGATAAAAACAGACGTGAAAGCCTTGTTGATTCTGAAATCGGTTTGTTTGCATGTTTACGTCTTGCTTTGCAGTCGTAACAATCTTTGCAAACATCATGCGGCAAATTATCATGTTTACGATTATACATAATAGTTTTATATGCAAAAAACTCACTATCATTGCGCATTTCTAAACATTTGGTGCATTCTCTCATTTAGATTCACCATTTAGCGTGTAAGGGTGGCACGTTAAGTTCCATTTGCCATTAAAGTGCATATCTTTAAAAACAAAATCCTGGCGAAGTGCTACTTTTTCACATGATGATTTATCTGCAAATGTCGCTGTTGTTTGCGATATGCTGCCATGTGCAATAATTGTACTGATTAAAATATAGGCTGTTGTTGCAATCATTTTTTGTCTCCAATGTGGCGGTAAGAAATGTGGCGGTAAAAGTAATCGGAATGAAATCCAATAAACGCATCGCATTGTATCCAATAGTCTTCGTCTATATCATCACAACAATGTTCAAACTCAACCCACGGGTCACTTCTCCGAGCCGCAACCTCTGCATACTTAGCCATGATAGCCGCGTGTGGGTGTGGTGTGATGACTGGTGCAGGTCTTTCAAATGTTACTGAATCATATGAAGCATACCAGCGCTCTCCCCCAAAATCTTTATCTTCAGTACCCCAATGCAGTCTTAATGCTACTTTAGTTGCGTTTTTAGGCGCATCGTTCCAGTCTATTTCAATTTGTTGGGCAGTTTGCTTTTCGTTCCACTCAATTAGTTTTTTCGCATTAGTGCTAGAAAAGCATACATTTGTAATATCTAAAATATCATTAATTTGTTCTTCAGTTAATAATGCCATGTTATACCCCCGTACTCCCAAAGCCATTTTCACCACGCTCAGTTGTTTCTGTAAATTCATCAACTTCTTCAAAAATTGGACGCAGCACAGGCACAAAAAACATTTGAGCAATACGTTCATTTGGCTGGATTCTATAGCTATCACCATGTGTCATACGCAACTTAACCATAATCTCGCCCTGATAATCGCTGTCAATTACGCCTACAGTGTTCATCAATCCAATGCCGTGATTAAATCCTAACCCACTGCGTGGAACAATCAAACCCATAACAGACTTATCAGCAATATGGATTGCAATGCCAGTTGGTATCAATATAGGGAATTCTGGCGTTAATAATTCAGTTCCTTCAATACAGGCATGCAAATCAATTGCAGCAGCTCCAGCCGTTTTAAAATCTGGCATGATTGCGTTGGCATGTAATTTTTTTAGTTGCATAAAGTCATCTCCCAAGTTGTAGGCATTAAAAAATGTGTTGCTAAAAATGCGCGGATTAATTTGTTGCCGCGTTTTGCTTCAGCTACTGGTTTTCTATATATTTTTTCATCATCAATAATTACTTTGCCGCGTCTGCCAATGAGATCACCGCAGTTTTTCATAAACAAATCTTTTTTGTAAAAGTACACCGTATAATTTCTTATGGTGCGTGGATAACGGTCTGCATTTTTCATGCGGTGGTTAACCGTCTGCGGTGACAGATTATGCTCAGTTGCAAAATCCATTACTGTACACTCATCTTCGCTTGGGTGTACTACTAACAGATTATCAATTCTAAAATTAGCATTATTGCCATCTTTAAACACGATGGAATCTTCAAAAGCTGGATAATAGCCGTGTGAAAAATACACGGCTGCTCGCCAAACACTGTGATACTTTGCGTAATCTTTGCCAGTGACTTTTATTGTTGCGTTATTGTTTGCCCAGCAAAATGCCGCTGGGCGTGATTGGTGAGACTTGCGAAAAAACTCACCTGTTTTCGGGTCATATCGCAGATTTTCTTTTAAATGCTCAATGTCTTTAAATGACATTGTGATTTCTCTTTTTTTCATCTTTGATGCTTAATCTTTAAATTAAAAATAGGGCGTATTTCATGGCATGAATCACACTCCCTAATGCCTCTGCTGATATATTGCCGCCATGTTTTGTGCTGACAGTTTGTTGCTGTTGGCGTTGGTGTTACTGGTGCAACTGGTTTTACTAATGCCATAACCAAATCCCCGTCAAAACTAATCCTAAAACAAAAAATATTAATGCCGCCATATCATCAATCTCCATTAGCGTACTCAATCATAAAGCACACAATCAGCACAAACACGCCCGTGAAAAAAATTAACTCACCCATATTGTTCTTCCTCCTCTAATGCACGAAGCATTAATTTTAATTGTTGTATTTCTTTTAAAAGTTGAAGTTTGATTTTTTTCAACTCTTTTTTATTTTTCTGCGCCATAGTTAAACGGCTTATACATTCGTCTTTGGTCATCTCACCACCATATCACCTTGCGCATTGCGCTGAATTTCGTAAACTCCATAGACTTTTTGATCTCTTATCATAAATTCACCAATCTTTGTTTTAATTATTGTTTCATCGTTTCGATGGGTAAAATTATCAATTAACGCTCCACCGCACATACCTACTACAAATGATATTATTAGCATTGCTGTTTCAAAGTTGTCTTTCATTTTTTTTCTCCTGTTTATACTGCCAATACCACTGACCTTTACCTAATAGACAGCAAAACTCATCTATGTTTATACGGTGATTCCAATTGCCCCATTGGGAAATGTAAATGATAGGTTTTGCTTCAATAACTTTTTCTAATGCACCTTCTGTTTCTTTATCGCACCAAGACTTTAAAGAATCCCACCCCAGAATTTTCTGTATATCAAATACCTGCTCACCATCTTCGTCAAACACCATTACATTTCTGTTTGTGTATAGCCATATTTCTTTAATCATTCCACCACCCCAGTTTTTGAATCATTACAAATTGCGCCAATAATACGCGTAGGGCGTTTAAATAACTGATATGCGCCTACCGCTAATTGATACTCTTGTTTAGCGTTGTTGCACGCTTGCATGGTGTCGTATGGTATCGCTGTTGTTGTGTATGCGATAACTTCATGCGTGGTTGTTTTGCCGCGTTTGTCGATGTTGGTGTCAATCGTTAGAAATGACAGTGTTAGTGCTAGTGTTGCGCTCATCTCATCGCCTGCTTTAGTATTTTTCGTAAACGGATAACTTCTGCTTGAGCTGTGAAGCAATAATCAGCCATCAACAAAAAGCCAAGTAAAAATAATAAATATGCTGCGCCTGTTTGGTCGAGCATCAATAAAAACTCATAAATTGTTTGTGTCATAAATCACCTTTAAAAAAAGCCACTTGTCTTAGCGGCAGAGTAGGAGTATTTGTTATATCAAATCACGCAAATTGTAATCTGACTTAAAATCATCAATCGTGGTAGCACCACGATAAATGTTTAAAAAATTGTCGTCGATATGTTCTTCGACGATTTAAATTAATCGTTTTGATGGTTTTGCTACCGGATCACCATCTTCATCAAAGATGGCAATCTTTTCAATTAACACTTCACGATTGTCGTCAACGTCTTCATAGAAGTCTGCTGGGATTAATCGCCCAGTTATTGAAACCTCGACTTCAGCCGTTAACTCATAGCTGTCGTCGGTTTTTATTTGAAAAGTAATGGTTTCGTACATAACACCTCCTACACAACCGCGGCACGCATTACTGACCATTTACGAGGCCAGTGATGTCCGTCACGCTTAAATGTGTTGACGGTACGAATTGCTCCAGCATCAATTGCTTGGGCGTGAGTGCGAAATGGCACCCACTTAAAAAACCCATTTACGACCACAAAGCCGCAAACAGAGGTTTGTTGTTTTTTCATTTTCATTTTGTTACTCCTAAAGTTGGGCGAACTGGGCGCATATTTACGCCCAGCTTTTTTTGTTTTTAGATTAATTTAAATGAAACCAATCTTTGTTCTTTAGCAAGCATCTCAAGAACGCTTGAGATTTTGTTTAATTCAATTTCGCAGATTTCAATTTTTCCGCTTTTGTATTCAATTCTTACGTTTACTTTCATGATCTTTACTCCTAAGTTAGTTATTATTGTTTCGCCTTCTTGAAAGCGTGGTTAAATAATATCATACCTGTTCATGAAGTAAACAATAAAATGTCATTTTTTAATATCAAATTGTTCTATTTGTTCCTTAGCATGTAAAAACCCTTTACCAACAATGACTTGGTAGCCTATGCTTTTAAGATACTCAATAATTTTTTTTTGATCTGGACTGACAACACCGCCCTTGGTGCGTTTCATTTCCACCCACAGTTTCCACGCAGGGATGAAAAGATCTGGTATTCCTGCCACCGTTCCTTCTACTTTTAAAGCAGCAGCGGCTGATTTGCTACGATGTCCGCCATTTGGAATTGAATGGATAAGAACGCCAGGATAGGTACGTCTAAACCACTGCACAAACAACGCTTGTTCGTAATGCTCAGACGGTATTTTTTCTTTAATGGTAGTCATCAGAATGGCAACTCCTCAATGTAGTTAGGACAGGAATCTTGAGTATTCACAAAATCCTCTGGCGGATTCATATTATATTTTCAGCAACACATCGTTTTTTTAGTATAAAAGTCACACGTATGACAACACTTTGGTGGTACAGAAGCCTTCATGCTTTTATATTCAATTATAGTCCGTAATCAGCTTTGTTAGCGTCAAAGTTTTGGAGTACTTAGCTATGGGCGGTGTTAGTCAGGCAAAACCCGTTTCTGCAATGGTTGGTTCGGATAGTAGTGAGATAACCTGCTTTAACTCCCCTACTACCTACCAGAGCCAGTGGGTGATGATTACTGCAACTTATGAAGCTAACTATTCCGGGGCTACTGATAGGCTTAAACTGTACGGAAACGCAGTACTACTAGATACAGGTACTTCAGCAATGGGTAATGTTAACAATGCTACAAATTTAACGCTCTTTGGTAGATACTTATCTAGTGCGTTTTTTGTTGGAGAAGGTAAATTTGGTTCATACCGTCTATATACAGTAGCTAATTCAGCAGCAGACGTTCTACAAAATTACAACGCAGAAAAAGCTCACTACGGACTATAATTATGATACTAACTTTTGCATCTCAGCTTAGTACCCTTTTCCCGCCTCTATCTACTCCCTCACCGGCACCGGCAGAGCCTACGATAGATCTAACAAATTTAATGCTGTGGTGGGACCCAGGCAATCCTGCAGGATGGGTATCTAGTCCTACCCAGAAGCTTGTAAACCTTGTTTCTGGTGGATCAGCTTTTGATGCAACCCAGACTACGTTTGCATCGGGAGGAACCCCAACTGCTGTCTTAGATCAGGCCGGTAGATATATTACATTTACAAACGGCGCTACTAACGGCAGGCTTATCTTTAAGACCCCTAGTATTACTTCAGGCTTTGTTCCTAGTAGTCAGTCTTTTACCTGGATAACCTGGTTTAGAGCTAATACTTCATTACCGAGTACAGCTCTTCAGATTTTTAGGTTAATGAACTTTGCAGCACCTCCTTACAGAGTTGGATTTACAGTAGGATCTAGCGCGAAGACTTTTCAAACTAACTCAACTCCTCAAAATAACTTTGCAGGTACTTTTGTAGCCAATACTTGGTATATGTTATCGATGTCTGCAACCCTTGGAGGTAACACACTTGCATACATAAACACAACACTTGACTCTACTGTAACATCAAATCTGGATACT